GGTATTGAAGGTTCATTGGGTTAAAAATAGACATTAAAAAGCCCAGTTGACTAGGCTGGGCTTTTTAAAAGGAAACAGAGTTTGCGGCTCTGTTCCTGAGCCATAAGTATCTGGCGACTGAATTAAGATTAACCGAATGTACTGGATTCATCAAGAAACGTTGAGTGGTCATACCAGGTAATAATGACCATTTACTAAACATCGTTGTTCTCAAAGAAGATTTAAGTCCAGGTTTTTGGTGACTCTAAAACCTTACCTTAACTCGAAATCGTGCCGTAAGTATCTGGCGACTACAGATATTGCAACTGCAAAGGCAAGCCCAAAGGTATTTGCAGCTAGGCGCGATAAAACTAAGTGGGGCCTGTTATGGTTAACTTACTGTTCAAAATCGTGCCGCCGATGTTCGCGATTATCAAAGCGATCATTGAGTACGTAAACCAGCGTCCATAACGCTAGTTGCTACAGGCCCCATCAAGAGCATGGGGCCTCTTTATCGTACTATTGCTTATTTTTTACGGACTGAGTTGTTCACTGCTCTGGCAATCTTCTCCCGCAATTGCTGCGTTCCATGGTACTGAACCGCAATATCCCTCAACTCGTTCACCAGTTCTCGAATTTGGTGATCTTTAAGCTCATTATTTGGGTGATTGGTAACAACTCTGGTTAATTCACCCTTGTCTTTTGCTCTTACGTATGCAGCTCTTGTGCATTCGACCCATGTATTACCGCCTACATTAACTTCGTAGATTAGGCTGGACTTATCTGTCAATTCGGAACAAATACGGGCCGTGGTCTGGCAACTAGAGCATTCGCAGTTATCGCGGAAACCGTGATCTACCGGTCGAGAAAGAGGTTTAACTTTTTCATCCAACTTCATCACAGCATCGTGATAAGCGTTCCAGCCGTCATCTTTACCAAGTTGATAAATCTCTGAAGGCTCCATGTAGTCTATATCGCAACCATCTTCATCTGATCTATCTGGTCGTTTCCCTGGTAATCGCTCATAAAAACGATTTCTGTCTCGACGTTCGGCTCTCAGTGCTAACGCAAGAAGTTGCTCAAGCGAGGTATTCGCACCAGCAATAATTTCATTGAGAATATCTTCTGTGAGATCTTTCGCTACCGTGCTCATTTATCTCTCTCAGTATGTTGCGATGGCGTAAATTTGACGACATCAAATATTTTGGATGGCATCAACTTTATCCGCGAGCTTAGTTCGGCTCTTCTCTGTAATGCGGTTAATAATGTTTTCGTTCTGACGCCTTCGTGTATCCTCATCCCTGGCACAAGGACTACATCGCAGGGGAGATGCTCAGGTGACAAATCATTTTGGGCATCACCAATAAGTTGTGTAATCTCTCTTTCAAGCCGACCGCCTAACTCCGTTTTAGTGCAATGTTCTGACCAATCGCCAGCCTCAAGAAGCGCGAGAATGTTTAAAATATCGTCCACAAGAGCAGTAGTGTCACCGATGACAGGAAAGGGATCGGCATAAAGCGCGACAATATCTCCAATCGTTTTTTGTTCCGCATCCTCAATATCTAAATATGCCGGAGTCGAAACAATTGCCGGATCGGCCAAATCATCTTTCATTACAAACGCAGATGGCT